CGATGTCTTCCAGATCAAACTCGCTGGCGTCTGTGACGTGAAGGCGCAAGCCCCATCGTCTACCTACCCAACCTCGCGGAAGTGTCGCTCTGGCCGTAGGAGCGTGCATGCGTATATCGTAGGTTTCTTCTGCGCCATCGTCGGCGCGCAGCTTGGCATACGCTCTGTTGCCGTCTGACGAAAGGCCAAAGAATATGGATTCAATGTTTTTGCCTTGCGACAAACCAAAATCAGTGACACCAAAATCTACCAGATAGTCGCGCAATGATCCGTTGTCGTCGCCGGTAGTGAGCTTGTAGATCCCGTCTGATTTAATGGCATAAGTATCATCGCCAACATTAGCAAAGGACGTGAACTCAAAATTTCGGTATGTCGTTAAGGCGTAATTCGCCGCATTGACTGCGTACTGTATTGCCAGGCCAACTCTTTCCGGGTCAAGCCCAAACGTGCTGAATATAATCTGGTCATCGAGTGCCGCAGTCATCCCGATGACAAAGGCAAACTCGTCGTCTTCTATACCAAGAATTGCTGATAAAGCCGCAGAGCTAACCAGCGCCGCTATCAGATCATCCCCTTCGATCATGTCGAGGATTAACTCCGACAACATCGATTCCGTGAACGTCGTGTACGCCTGATCAATAGTGTCAGCCAGTGGAAGCGTAGAGAACATCGCTGCATAGACTTCAGTAGTCGATGACTGACCAATAAACATCATGGTCATTTCTGGCTGAGTGGATTTTGTCAGCTTGATCTGACCGCGCCCATCGCCCTGAATCATCAGCATCGTTGCTGGCTTGGCCGTCGCATCAATCTCTAGCGTTATGACCTCGTTCATTCGCAGCGTCATTCTCGCTGTGACCATGCCGCCAAGAATTTGCGCTGGAGGAAGATCCTGATCCGATATGTCCGCCATGGTCAGCAGCATGGACGGCTTCGTGGCTACTGCACGAACGCCGCCAAAATCCCTTTTGTAAACCATCAGCATCGTTGCTGGCTTGGCTGTCATTACGATCTGGCTGTAATCAACCAGCGTCATGCTCATTGTCGCTGGCGTAGCGCGCATATAGAGAGAGTCGTCTCTATCCACCATGCGCATGAAACGGCCAGTAGTGTCTGCCGTCATTACGATTGATCCGCCAGCGGCCAATACCTCGGCCTCTGACCACTCATCCGGCGATGCGTCTGGGTCTATGATTACCGGTTCTTCGATGTAGTCGCCTGACTCGTAGAGCGAAACATCAAGGCGAACCCTGCCATAAGACCTGACTACAGATTCCTGTTTGTAGAGTGTGTTTCCGCCTTCATCAAGCAGGTAAAACGTAACAACGCCATCCTGTCGCTGTATGCGGTACGTCGGATTATCCGTTGAGCGGACTTTGGGCTCCGGCACTCCTGATGAGTCTTGCGTGGTTGGCTCGCCGGATTCCCTTATGCGAAGACGCCCGACACCGGTTATCGGGTCGCTCTTGCGGATATACCAAGCGTGTGTCGAGTCTGCAAACCCATGCCTTGCAACATCGGTTGAATATGGCGTCAGCCCCGCAATAATGCGCCCAGGCTTTGTTCTTGCCTTGAACTGCACATAGCCGTCGCCGTCCAGATAATCAATGCTTGATCCGCCTGACGAATCCCATCCGGTCAGCGTCGTAGTGGTGGTATACCCGGCTTTATAGAGGACTTCTTTTACCTTGCACCGGTAAAAAGCAACCTGCCCTGTCGTTTCATCCAGAATCGGAAGCAGCCACGTCCAGCCATACGGATGCGCCTCATTGAAATACAGGCCTGCCGTATATTGATTTATCTCTGCTGATGCGGCGACCTGATCAGTAAACGAGGCAGCATACGGGCGCTCTGGCTCAGAGACAGTAAGAAAGTCCTTACTAATCCTGTTAATTGCCGCCACACGACGTTACTCCGGCAGGGTGATGCTAAGAAAGTCGATTGCTTGTGTTGCGCCTGACGTAAGGCTTGGGTTGGACAAGATCGCCTCTGCTCCGCTGCCGACAAGGCCTTGTATTCTGGCTTTAGTTTGCGCAGCATCTGCCGCCAGCGCATCAGTATCCGAGTGCTTATGGATACGGAAATACCCAGCAACCCCGGTCGCAGCTACCGTTCCATTCCATGTGTCTGTAACGCTGGTTCGCTTAACCAGAACGCCACTGTCAGGATCATCAAACAGCAAGTTGTAGTCTGATCCGCCACCAAGAGCTGTCGCTCGTACCTGTAGCAGTTTTGTGCCTGTAGCAGCGTCATGCGCAGAGGCCGGAGCTGCACCGGAATAGAACGTAATGGCCGACCCAATACCAACAGTAGCTGTAGACGGGTTCAAGGCAGTTACCCATGCTGTAAGTGCTGCGTTTTGCATTGCTGCGCTTATTTTCATTGTCATGACGTAATCCTCTTAAGTGGTAGACAGTGTGATGCCGGCAGTCAAGCGAAGCAGGCCGCCTGCCGTGATGACTTTAGGTGTGGCAAAGTTCGCCACGCTCAACAAAACGCCGCTGGCGTATGCCGCCTGGGTTTCAAGATCAGTCAGGAAAGCGCCATAGATCGTTGCTGCGTCAACAAAAACAAACTCGGCCAGTGATGCAGAGTTGCTTATGCCAAAAGCGTCGTCGTAAACCAGATCGCACGGAATGCGGACATCAGCAGACGTGTACGACGTGTTTTCTTTCGCGCATGCGCCCTGTAATGTCGCTGCTGCATTAACGGTATATCCGCTGTCGAGCAGGCCAAGGAACCATTCATCAACCGGCGCTGCGCCAAGCCCCAGCAACAAACTGGCTACGCGCTGCAATCCCTGCACAGGGATCAGGTTGTGATCTTCACCTTTGTCGGTCAGGTTCATGTGCTTGTCGTAAATTTCATAGCCGTAAACAAACCCCGGCAGGATTCCTTTGTTAGTCTCCATTGATAACCTCCGCTTCAAAATATGCTGCAAATCCCGCTTGGTTCTGCTGTGCAGACGCCTGCGAGGACAGAGCCACGCTTGCATCTGTAAAAGCATTCGTCATGCCGGACTCGCTCTGATTGCCTTTCGGTGCCGTGATGATTATTTCCATTCCTTTGTGCTTAATGAGCCCAACGGCTGCGTCAGTCGCTGCCATCGGCGCATACCGATCTTTTTGCGGGAGCGTTACTGCTCCGCCGATTTCGCCAACGGCCTGCCCGTATTCGGTCATCCATGTGACTGCTTTATCGCGAATCTGTATCCCTGTGTTTTTCATTCCGCCAACATGGAATACTTTTTCCAGCGATGGTTCGCCGCTCTCAACGCCTGTCAGATAGTAAGTAGCATCGGCAGTAATAAACGTACCAGCGCTGAACGGGATCACATTTGTCACGTCGCTGGAAAACAGGTAATAGTTTTTCACCCGGTCACATAAATGCGGACGCATGGGCTCGGTGTACCAAAGCACATTGTCTTTTGCCATCAGGATCACGCCGTTATAGCTGGCCATGATTTCGCAGTCAGGCGGCTCGCGCATGAACTGCGTGCCCAGCGTTAATGATCCGATTTCTACCTGATTGATTTTGATTTGCTCAGGATCAGCGCTTACTTCTTTCTGCATGTAGAGCGTAGAGCCATTCACCGCTGAAACATAAATCCGCATGGTGTGGTCGGTAGGTGGCGTCGGGAATCCGCTGATCACAAACCCTTTGTGCGCGCTTGTAAGTAATGCTTCCGACGTAACTCTGGTTCCGCCTTCTTCGCCGTTTGCATTAACGAAAGTGGCTGCATATTTGTATGTGCCTGGCAGCAGCGCTCCCAGCGCCGTGTTTTCGCTGTCCAGTGTTTGCATCAGCGTTTGAACGCCCCAGCGTCTAGCAGCGCCAGTTTCCTTGCATCGCAGCTTGGTGCCATCGCTGATAGAAATGAACAACTCGTCGTTGTGCTTGGCGCAACACATGGTATCTGTTGTCAGCACGGCAGCCAGCGTAGTTACAGATCCATCGACTATACTTTTGCGCTTCACGCTTGTTCCATCCATATAGAACAGCGCACGCCCTAGCGCATACAAGCATCTAGCATTACTGCTGGCTGTAAATACTCTTTCGTACCCAGCCCGACTCGTCATCGATCCGTTGTTTCGTATATCGATATTCACCGCTTCACGAACACTTGCTCCGCCATCCTTGCCTTCTAGTTGCAGGCTTCTGGCGTCGCTCCGGTTGTCCGATCCATGGCTCCATGTTTGCGCTTTGACGGCTTTCATACGAATCGCGGCCTCACGGTTCTAGCAGAGCGGTGTCGGCGATTGTTTTCTGATATGCAGCTAACGCAGTAATCGCGAAACTTTTTCTCGAATACAGCAATTTTTGCTTCGTTGTATGTTTCGGAATCCTGTTTCTGGTAAGCCAGGTGCATCATCCAGTACAACAAATACCGGTGATGCATCTCATCGATTTCCAATTCAGTCACGCCGTCTTCGACGGCCTGCGCGTTAATCGTTATGAGCGGCAACCGGAACACCGATAGCTTAATGGTGTCGCTGTCTTCCGTTGCTGGTATAAGTCTGATATTCGCCGCATCCATGCCGACAGCCAGCTGGCGCACCTTGCCTGCCGCGAGCGACAACATGGACGGGCTGACTTCATTATCGTTAATGATGGAAAGAACAGTCTTGTCGCTGTCCAGGTACGCACGTCGAATATGCTTGATTCTCTTGTCGTACTGGGCTGTCTCGGCATCTGCTGCAATGGCAATAGACGTGATCGCGGAAACTGAATCAGGGATGCCGTCAGTCAATCGACAAAACATTTTTTGTGCTTCATCGATGTAGCTGTAGATTTCTGCGTTTGACCACAAATAATGTGTGCCGACATCATCCCGTATATCAATGCGAAAGCGATCAAGAAGCTCTTGTATGTTCATCTTGCGCTCCGCCTAAACGAACGATTACTCGCCCGAAGGAACTACGTCGTTGTCTGCCTCGATCTGCTTCCAGATCGCTTCCATCTCTGTGCGCTCGACACCAAAGCCAGCGCGCTTGCCTAGCTTCGTCAGGCTTGGCATGCCTGATTGCGTAAAATCTGCTTTGTCGCCATCCAGGATCATTGCTTCGATTGCATCGCGGATCTTGCTGGTGCGCACAAGACTTGCTTGTGCAGCTGCTTCAGGGCTCGGCAGCTCACTGGCGGCAATCGCCTCAGCGCTCATGTTGTCAGTGACGCAGCCAAGCGCCAGCGCTTCGCGGTGAAACATTGGGTGCAATTCCGTCCACTCGTTTGCAAAAACGGTGCCTGAATGACCGCTCAGCAAATTGATTTGAACATCACTTCCGGTTACTGATTTGAATTTCATGCTGCATGCCCTCTCTCTTGGCTCTGTTTGTATATCGAATCGCGCTGAGCGTATTGCTCCATCAAAAAAAGTTTTGCGAATCCGTCGCGGTATGCCATTTTCTCGCCCTTGCTTCTGTCGTACTCAGCCACGCTTTTGCTTACCGATTGCCCGGTAACAACAAAGCCGGAAAGCATGGTTATGATGCAGAACGTCAGCACTCCCTCATGGATGTATTTGACGCCCTGAATCTTTGCTGCTATTTCATCTTGCGGGACTGTTAATTCCATGAATCTCACTGCGCAGGAATTAAAAAAGGCGGCCATTGCTGACCGCTAACAGGGGTTCGGTGCTTAGTCTTGCGTGAAGTCAGATTTACCGACCTCAATGTAACTGGCAGTAACGCGAACATTGAGCGTAGTTGCATCATCGTTCTGCGCGGTGCGAGTAAGGCGCAAGACATTGGTTGAAGCGGTTGTTTTATAACCACCCAGGCCAGCAGTAGCGAAAACCTTTGCCGCCAGCGAAGCAACCATGCTCGCGGTTTTCAAGGTGAAGCTAGTGATAAAGGCATTGTCATCGCTGGGGTGGCCAACGATCAGCGTGTCTGTGCCGCTGTCATTAGAAACAGTGGTGACGCTAACATCGCAGTCAAGAACAATGGCGTTTACTGGCAATGCAATATCAATAACATCGTCGGCAGCAACAAAATCAGCCAGCGAGTATTCCCCGACAAAATGAGATACTAACTGGCGGTTGCAATCTCTTGCTAAAGTGTTTGACATAAATAACCCTCCAAAGGGCGATTAAAATTAAAAACAATCCAAGAACAATAAAACAGGGCTGACGAATCAGCCCCGTATTACTTAGCCAAGATAATGATCAATCGCCAGCGTGCCGAAATCCTGGCTTGAGCTGTCGATAGGCGCGTAGAACTTCGGCTTAATCAAGCTGAGCATCTTGTCAACGCCAATGCGGTACTTGCTGCGAAGATCAAAGAACTCTTCAGCCCACTCTGGCTCCTGAATGTCAGCCATTGCCAATGCTTGCGCGCCGCACAATACAGAGCGAGTGCCTTCCACGTTAGTACCAGCGCCCCATTTGGTAGCAGTGCCAGTAGTGGAGAACACCAAGCGATGCTCATGCAACACAACGCCGTCGATGGTAGTCACTGCGCCAGTGAAGAACGGAGAGCGATCACCCATGTTTGCGTTATTGATAGCGTTTTTGAAATCGCTGTCGTTTTTCAGCTGAGCCAACGTGCCGGGCTTAACCAGCAGAACGTAATACTCTTTGCCGCCCTTAACGATTGGCTTGATGTAGTGATCGCGAGCATAAGCAACGGCCAGCGTAATCATCTTGTAGCTTGCAGTAGAGCTGCTAGTTAAAGATGACGTGGTGTTTGCATTGGTAGACAACGCTGTTCCAGTCCAGGTCAAGCGGCGAGCGCTGGTTGGAGCAGTTGGCTGGAAGGCCAACGTCGGGAACTGTGAAGACGCGCTGCGAGCAGAACCATCAGTCTTGTAAGCGTATGAAACGCCAGCCAGAGACAGCATGCCCAACTCATCCAGACGGCTTTGCAGCCAGTAGGACAGCTGGCCGCGCGCTTTATCGCGAGCATTCACTGTGCCTTTCTGGTCAGAGAGCTTGCCTTTGTTTTTGACGGAGTGAGAGATCAGATCAATAGGAAGCTCGAAGTCATAGACGTTCATTGCTTCTTCATGGCCTTCGCGCTGGTTATCACCAACAACGCCGTCTTCTTGCAGATCAGCAAGCAGCTGGATAATGGCCTTCTCGCCTTTCTCGGTTTTAGTGTAATCGCTGATCACATGGATCATTGAGTTTTCATCTTTGCCCATAAAGCGAGCAAGGAATGAATCGTTGCGTGCTGGAGTCCACGTCTTGCGCGCCCAATATGCGCGCTGTTCGGAGGTTTGACTTGCGAAATCTGTTGCACCCATGGCCGGATACCTCTGCGTAATATGATTGACAGAAAAAAACTGGTTTCTGTGTCATAACGCCGACACCGGCTGAGACATTGTTTGCGCTGGGCGCGGCACAAAGAGGCCAACTGGATACAGTCATCCCTGAGTTTTACGCCTGTCAGGAAAGGCGGATTTTGTGAAAGCGGTTGCCGGATGCCTGACTGCCTCATAAGCCGTCAAGCATCCGACTCCCAACCCTCACGTTATGTATTTCGCTCGTTGCCCGAACGCTTTGTCAACCCAATTACAATTCGCCACGCAATTTTTTCTCGTGCTGCGGATCCATGTTTGCAAATTCTTCGTCGGTCATTTTTGAAACAGGTTTAATTCCGCTTGATAGCGCCCTGTCGCCCATGCCTGCGTGCATCTTTGGCGGTATGCGCGCTGCTGCATCTGCATTGCGTCGTATATCTGCTGCCTGCGCATTCTTTTTAGGCTGAGCGGCTGGCGCAATCTCGTAACCCTGCATAACTTTTTCGACGGCAAGGCGCAGCGCTTCACCATCAGATACTTTTTTCTCTGCGGCAATAATTTTGCTTTGACCAACAACGAGATCAATCAGCGCAGGATTGTGATTCGGATTTTTGATGTCGATCACCGGGTACAGTGATTCCAGTTCTGCTACCGTGCTATTAAACAAGCGCGCTTCTGCATCGCGTTGTTGTATTGCAAGGAAGTCGTTTCTCGACATGCTGGAATTAAACGCAATATCCAGATCGGTAATCTTGTCCTGGATGGCAGCGAGCGAATCATTCTCTCCCAGCAGCTCAAAATCACGCGCCTCTTCCAATAGTCGCCTGCGCTCTGCTTTGTATTCCGCAACGCCAGTTATAGGCAGCGCGGATTCCTGTTGCTGCTGGCGTAGCGTTTCCACTTCTGCGCGCAGGCGCTCTACTTCCTCTGCTGCAACCCTTGCTTCTTCAGCTGCTGCTTTTGCCTTCTCATTAACCTCGGCAAATCTTGGGTACGGCACTGTTCTGCTGTTTGCAGGATCATCGTCTTGCAGTTCTGCTTCAGGCTTTGGCGGCTCTTTACCAGCGACCGGTTCCGCCGCGCCGTCATCGTCATCTTCGTCTGTTGGCACAAACGTCTCGCCACGCAGCTCGGCCTCTTGCTCTTGCGTCAACTCCGGTTCTTCCAGTTTGTATTCTTCATTAGCTGTT